CAAGAATCATCAGTCGCCCATACCATCCCAGCCTCAAACAACGGGCTAACCGCATGAACACGGCTCACCTTGTCATTCCCACGACTCGGCGTGAAATTCACAACAGGTATACCCATGTTCCGCAATTCATGCGTCAATGGCATACCACTCGCCTTCGCTTCAATGATCACAGTGTCAGGCTCCCAAAACTTATATTGCTCCAAAGCAATACCCTTCAGCTCCGGAAAATCCCAACGACCCTTCTTCGAATCCAACAAAATCAAATTTGGCTGGCTGCCGCCCTCGTTCGGATAAAATACACCCCACGTCGTAATCGCAGAATAGTCCGCCGTCTCTCGCTTCGAAAACGCCGTGTCATAGCTCTGAATCACATACTGCAACTGCGGAACCTTCGCAGCCTCCCAAATCCGCCACCACTCGCGCTTGATAATCGCATTCTCCTCACCAGTCGGATTCTGCTGATACTGCGCATTCCACTTGCTCGGAGGAATCGAAGCCTTGACCGAAATCAAATCCTCCAAACTCCAAAACTCAGGCCAGCACGGAGTCCCATCATCAAAAATAGCCGGTAACTCAACAACCTCCCATTGATCCGCTAAAGGATCCGAAGCCATCCGCTTGATCAACTGACCCGTCAAATCCTTCTCAGACCAACGCGTCTGAACCAAAACAATACTGCCGCCCGGCTGCAAACGCTGACGAGGACCACCAGTGTACCACTCATACGCATCGTCAAAACCATTCGCACTCATCGCAGTCTGCTCCGAATGAGGGTCGTCAATAATCACCAAGTCACCACCACGACCCGCCAAGTTCGAACCAACACCAACCGCGTAATACATCCCACCCTTGTTCGTGTCCCACCGCCCGCTCGCCTTGCTATCCGCAGCCAACTTCACGTCAGGAAAAACCTCCCGATACTCGTCGCTCTCAATCAAATTCTTCGTCTTACGGCCAAAGTTTACCGCCAACTCCGTCGTGTGTGTCGCCTGAATGATCTTCTTCCGAGGATCGCGGCCCATGAACCACGCAGGGAACAGGAAAGACGCGAACTCTGACTTTGTATGACGAGGCGCCATGTTGATGATCAGACGCTTCAACTCGCCTCGCGCAACGCGCTCCAGCTTCTCGGCAATGATCTTGTGGTGCCGACCTGCGATGAAATCGGGCCAAACTTTTCGGACAAAAGTTAAAAAATCATCCCGGCATTTTTCGTTAGCTTCGAGCTGCGCAAGGCGGAGACGAAGCTTCAATTCACGTTCAGCGATGGATGGATCATCGAGTCTCGTCATGGGGGCCCCTGTGAAAAATATATGCGACTTTAAGCGGTAGTATAAGATAGTTACGCTCGGTAGAAAATACTGCTGTATTGTTTGTCTGAAACATGGCCCAAGCCTTCGGTTCGTCGGGCCCCGGGGCGGGGCCGCCGGGCGGCGATTTTCGGTTGCCGGATGGCGACGGTTTGACCCGATAGGCAGGGGCCCCGGGCGACATCGGGCGGCGCTGGATGGCGGATCCCGGGCCGCGGATCGGGGGGCGCGGATCTCGGCTCGGGCGGCGGCGACCGGGGAGCTCGGGCGGCGGATCCCGGCTCGGGCGGCGGGGAGCTCGAGCCGCTCGATCTCGGGCCGCTCGAGCTCGAGCACGGCCAGCGATCGGCGCAGCGCAAAAGAAAACCCCCGGCGCAGGGCCGGGGGCTCGTGAGCCGCGGTGCGCGGCCGGTGTCAGGCGTCGAGCTCGTCGATCAGCTCGAACACCCGCGTGAAGGCCGCTTGCGCCTCTTCGACCCGACCGACGCCGAGCATCAGCAAGGCGAACTCGAGCCGAAAGCGGAGGCGCTCGGCGATCGGTTGCACGGGCGCCTCGTCGGCGGCGACGGCTTGGAACTCGACGCGCATCAGCGATCCCCCCCATCCAGAGAATCGGCAAGGTCGCGCGCTTGGCGCTGCATCTGGTCGGCGACCTCGCGCATGACGCGGCGCAGGTCTTCGGCGATCCGGCGGGCGCGATAGCTCGAGCCGTCGGCCGCGGCGGCCGCTTCAACGGCGGCGCGGATGTGGCGCAGGTCTTCGGCGCTGATCTCGAGCGAGACGGGCGCCTTTTCGGTTTCGGTGTAGCAGTAACGCATAGCTGTTTTCTCCATGTTGCGTTGCCGGGCTCGGCGCCCGGTGACTTAACTTTATGCGATGTTATGCGATAGCGTCAACCCCCGCAGCGCGGCCGGTATATTCCAGAGCTTTCAGCGCGGCCCGCGGGCCGCCCGGATTCACTGGCCAAAAGGAAGCCGCCCCGAAGGGCGGCGAAATAGGGCCGGAGAGGCGCGGAGCGGCCCGCTCAGGGGGCAAGCTCGAATTGCGCGGCCGACCTAGCCGACCACGGCCCGCGCTCGAGAGCGGCGATTTCCGCGGCCGTCAGGGGATACGATCGGCCCGCCGCATCGACGCGCTCTCCGTCGACAACATAGGCAAGGCTCGAGCATGCGCCGCGCGGATCCCCCGACCACCACGCGGAAAAGCGCGACCGGCGGCCGGGAATTTTGATGCCATGATAAACGTGCGTTGCGTGCATCGGTCAGGCCTCCGGGGTGTTGCGGATCTCGCCACCGGCGGCGGCAACTTCCCACCGGTCATGCGGGCACGTGTCAAAATCGGCGCCATCGGGGAAGGCCACGCGCTGCACGTGGTCGCGCTGATAAAACCGAACACCCGACCCGAGCACCCGGCAAAGGGTGTTGACGCGGTCGCGGGTGGTGACGGTCCCCCATCCGGCAAGCGTGACCCAAATTGACCCGTCGGCCTCGCGCTGCGCAATGCGGTTGCCGTGGAGATACACGGCTTGGCCATCCGTGCGGGTGCGGGCGGCGGATGCGGCGACACCGGCGGCAAAGGCGCGGGCGATTTTCAGGCTTTCTTTTCTCATAGCTGGATTCTCCATGTTGACGCGGTCGCGGGTGCGGCCGCTTTGGATAGGCTATGCGATGTTATGCGACTCTGTCAACCGGCAAGAAAAAACCCGCCCCGGGAAGGGGCGGGCAAGGCTCGAGCTCGAGCGCGGAAAGATCAGGCGCGCTTAGGCATGGCGGCCAGCGTCTCGGCCTTATTCTGCGACACATGCGCCGCCAAAAATCCGAGCTCGGCCTTGTCTTTGACGTCGGCCCGCATCGGCATGACAAGGCAGAACAGATCTTCCCGGCCGGGGAAAGTCACCATCGCCGGGTTGCTCCCCATGTGATGGATCACCGGGTTAAGAGTCGATCGCGGCCCGGGCGCAACCGCCTTGGCGACCTTGCCCATGTCGGCAAGATAGGTCGGGTTGAATTGAGCGAGCTTTCCAAGATCCTCGCTGATGGTCTTTTGCGACGGCACAACGCGGCGCCATTCGGGGAAAGTCCCGTCGACCGGCTTGAAAGTCACATCGCCCAGCGTCCACACATCACCCGTGCGTTGGATCTGGATCCCCAGCCCCTTGTATCCGGTAAGCGCCTTTTTAACGGCGTCGGTCGGGATAATGAAAGGCTTGGCCGGTGTGACAGCGCCCGCCGGAGGCAAAGGGCAACGGCCGCAGAAAAGCCGGTGCCCATCGGTCGACACCAGCACCACGTCGTCAGCGTCGGGCTCGACGTGAACGCCGCGCAGGTAATAGCGCGTCTCCTCGCTCGACACGCAAACAAGGGCAGAGCGCAGGACGTCGGTCGGAACAGAAAAGAGAAAGTCGGTCATAGCTGGATCTCCATGTGAAAAGGGCGGGGAACAGCCCCCGCCCGATAACTTTATGCGATGTTATGCGACCTTGTCAACCGGCTACTTTATCGAGCAGCGCACCCGCCTTTTTCTCGACCTCGATCCGCTGATCCTGATGGGGCACGTCGCGGGCGATGGCGGTGATCGCTTGCGCCGCATCCCAGACGGATTCGACGGGGCGGCCCTCTTCCTCGAGATGGCGGGCGGCGGCCGCCTTGGCCATGCGCTGCGAAAGCCCGGCGCGCTTCACCAGAAAATCAAAGCGGTCGTCGTCATCCTTCGCGACGATCGCCTCTTTCGCCGCCTTCACGCCGTCAAGGAAAGTCGCGGTCGCGCCTTGCGCAAAGGATTGCAGGGCGGGGCGGGCTTCCATGGCGAACCGGTCCGGCGCAAATTTGGTGTGCCGGATCTTGATCTCCTGAAAATTCTCCACGCCCCAGAGGTTCCGGTTCATGCAAACGCCGCGCAGATACATCGCCGCCACGCCTGCCGTCTTAGATCCCGTCTCGCTGTTCCAAGCGTAGAACCCGCGGAACACCAGATCCGGCTCGCCGTTGCGGAGCTTGCCGATTTCGATCGGGTTGCGATCGTCGACAAGGAAGATGAAGACGTCCCGGTCGCTGGCGAACAGAGTGGTGGTGTCCATGCTCACCGGCACCTCGGGGTCGTAAACCGCCAAGCCGTTGCGCTCGCCCACCATCATGCCGGGCACCTTCCAGCGGCCGCCGGATGCGTCGACCAGATCCTTGATCGGCTTGATGATCTCCCAGTCAAAAATGCGGCCATAGTCGGGGCCGGTCGCCGCCCGGATCTCGCCCGCCGTGTCGCCACGCATCTCGCTGTCGTAAACCTTCACCAGCTCTTTGCCGCGGTTATAGCGCAATCCCCATTGCATGCAGTCCGCCGCAAGCGGGGCAGGAAGGTCACGCAGGTATCCAGCCGGGGCGCCTGCAAGCTGCGCAAGCTGTCCAAAGCTCCAGTTGGTCGGGGCGCTGGCATTCTCCTGACGGTTCTCGTCGGTGTATTCGACAAAGATCTGGCCGACAGACGGGTTATTCTCGTCGAGCTCGCCGACGATCTTCATCTTGTGGGTGTTGACGATGCGGCTGTTCATGCTGGCCGCGTCCTCGCGCTTGAAGCGCAGCATGTCGTCGAGCGAGAGGAATTTCTGATCTGCCGGACGGGCATACCATTGCGCGCTGACTGCGCCGTTTCCGATCCCGTGTGCGAATGCGTTGGTCTGGTAGGTCATAGCTGGTTCTCCATTGAAAAAGCCGAGGGAACATCCCCTCGGCCTTCTATGTCGCATATTATCGCAGACGCTGCAAGAACTTTTTTCAAAGTTATCTTCGGCGGGTCGATCGGCGCTTGGGCTTCATGCGCGGCTTAGGGTTGGTCTGCCGCTCCCAAGTCTCCTTGCCGTAAATCAAGCGGCCGATCCAGCTGAACAGAAACATACGACGACCTCAGTGCAGCACGACAGCCGCAGCGGCGTCCGTTCGAATGATCGAGCAAAGATCAAAGCTCTCCGTGGGGTCAATCTCCTCGATCGCAAAAGCCATGTCCATGATCTGGCCAAGGCTCAGCGCCGGGTTTTCGCTTTCGATGTGGGTCAAAAAGAAATGGCCCGCCTCGGCGGAATCGGGCTGCCATGTGATGTAGTAGTGCGTCATAGCTGTTTTCTCCATGTGCTTAGCGGCGAGACCTTCCCGCCGCTATGCGACATTATGCGATTACTTTGGAGAAATCAAGCCCTGAACGGCTTCCCAGTTCGGGGGCCAAACGGAATGGTAATCCGCCTCGACGTCGAGACCTTCGAACTTCAGATCGACGGCCTTCGACCCATGGAACAGGAAGAACTGCTTCGGCTCTCGGATGGTCTCCAATTTCTGGACGGCCACCCAAACGCTGGCTCGCGCATGGTTCGACAGAAACGAGACTTGGTGTGGACGTAGATCAACAGCCCGTCCTGCGGTGGCCTTCAGCTCGATAAAGTGGAAGTCGCCACGCTCGTCGCAGAACATAACATCCGGGACGCCGGGCATTGCCCACGTCTCAAGCCTCGTCGCCGTCCAAGTCCTCGTCGTCTTCGAAATCCCCGCCTTCATCTGCTTCCAAAAGGCGCTTTCTCGCTTTCCTGCGGTTGCCTGAGTTGCTTTCTCCTTCGGGAGTAACGTCGATAGTGATCGGGGCATAGCTTTCCTTCAATTCCTGTAGTGCCTTCAGCACTTCGTCCTTGCTCATAGAGTCGATGGTTCCGTGACGGATTTCAGACTTGTTGACGTAGATGTCGCCCTGCGCTTGGCCTCGCCTGTATTCAGCTTGGACAGCGGCCGAGTAAGCGCCGTTCTGCAAAGCCATGTCCCGGATAAGCTGAAGGTCACGAATGTGGCGCTTATAGCTGACGCCATACTTGGCATCGAGCTCGTCCCGATATGCTCGGATGGCGGCCACGACGTGAGGGCAGATATGGGGGTTGGTCATCTCGTAAGCGCGGGTGTGAGCAGATCCCGGCGCAAAGCCAGCATTGATGGCTGCCTCTCGCATCGTGATCTGCCCGTCCTTCGAAACGAGCTCTTTGACAAAGAGCTCCTGCTTACGGGTGAGCGGCGTGTCGACGCTGACAGGCTGGTTCCCGCGTTTGCGCTTGGGCGGCTCAACAGGGTCTCGTTTTGCAGGATATGCCATACTTTTCTCCCGAACAGTTATTTACCGATAGATCTTACCAGATCGGCCCTGTTCCAGAAAAGCCCCCTATTTATATAGCCAACGAAACGAAAAAAAAAAAAACTTCCCAGACCCCCCTTAACGCACTTTGGCTCTTTGGCCTCTGACCCGCGGGCCGCGGGCTGCCCCCCTTGGTTACAGATACGGTGGCAACGGCACATTTTTCAAAACTCATTTATGAAACTACTATCCCTATATATATAAAGGAAAAAATCGCTCCGGTTACGCCGTTACGCCGGTTTCGCCTATTTTCGCTCGAATATTTTTTTCTTTTTCTCAGCTCTATATAATAGGGGGAGCGTTTTTGTTCCGTGGTCCGCGGGCCGTGTTTCTCCCCCGAGTCAACGTCTTTTCCGGGCCTAAGCCCTTGTTTATGCGGTTGTATTTGGTGGTTTGTGTTTATAGTTTGTGCGTTGCAGACCGGTGGAATATGGCCATGTGTGGTGGGTATTCCTGACGCCTTACTGTTTGGGTGTCCCGGTCTGCACGACTGACTCAGCCTTTATCTTTTTCGTCGTTGTATGCGTCGATGACGATGGCCGCGATGCTTTCTGCGAGGGTTGAGCCTTTTGGGGTTTGTTCGAAGAGCCACTGTGCTTGTTCGACGCTGAGTGCGTCGATGATTTGGCTCAGCGTTCCGGCTTGAGTTCTGTGGATTTTCCGCAGGTCTGCGATGACGACACGTGCGCTTGGGTTAGCGTTGAATTTTCGTGTTCTGGCGTATGGCAACATTCCTGTCCGCATGAGCTTATTCAGTCTTTGTGCGACTGTCCTTTTTGGGATGTCGACGGCTTCTGCGATTTGCTTCGCGGTTTTTCCTTCGAGAGCGTTTTTGAGGATTTGGATGTAGGTGTTTTTTGATTCTTCTGACCGGCATGTGAACGGCAGGTTTGTCATGTTTTTT